CCGAAGGCCAGGGAAGCTCTGACCCCCTCTGTCGTCAAAAGGGCGACAGTCCCTTCTCCACGCGCTATTCAGGCTGAAGCGGTTTTATCAGCCCTAGACATGCGAAGCTGGACCGGGTGCTAGGCACCCAGGTCTTCGACAGCTTCGTACGTCGCGTACCGCACTGGACCTGGATACTGTCTTCCGGGTAGAACACATCGCCCTTACGGAATTGTAATAGGCGTAGCGTTTCTACATACCGGGCAGCTTCCAAGTCAGACGCAGTCGTCCTGTTCTGGACGACCGGCCTGCTCACTAACACTTGTATCTCCTCACGCTGCCAGTCATAATTGACTCGCCGCTTGGCCCGATAATTATCAGGCATTGGAGAATACAAAGCGCCTCGCCCATCCTCGGAGAACAGAGGAGGAGCGATCGGATTATCGAGCAAGACTCGAATAATCCATGCGCGTGTCAGCGAGAACCCATAGGCATGGCATCGGTTAGCCATATCCATGAGTCCAGTGGTTATTTCGGCGTGACGAGACGTTATCCGACCTCTCACCGAATAAAACCGGCGGGAGATTCTCATCGGAGTAACGTCGACACCATCGTATCCTTCCCCACCGCATGATTCTCTGAATCGCGCGCAGGAGGAGAATGACTTGGAATGGTTGATCTTAAAGTTCAACCCTTCCAAGACCATAACGACCTCTTCGAATAGAGGCGTTCTGACGATGATGTCGTCACCGAACACGCGCCAGGACGGGTAGAAACCCAAGCCCTGGCGACGTGCCCGACGCACGGCGTACTCGATAGCACAAGAGAAGATAAGCGTCTCGACAGGGAAGCATAAAGCACTCCCCATCGGAGCATATTTCTCTACCCGCAGTACCTTTCCAGACGGAAGCCTCACGGTCCGAGACCGGAGACCTACGAGGAAGGGATACAGCGGCGTGCCTTCGAATACAGCTTTCACCAATGTGGTAGTCACGGTGTCGCTCGCGGACGATAAGTCTATCGTTGCGAAGCGACCGGACCGACTCCCGGAGATAGCAAGCCTTGCATTACGGCTCTGGTCATCGAAGTTTATATGCTTCGATAGCTCAGGATGCCTATGGACATAGTCCACAATGCAATCCTTGATGGCCTGTTGCCAGAACATCAAGGTGGCTGGCTCCTTCGAGATACCCCTACGCGTCTTCATGCTCTTAGGCACGTCGACAAATACGCTCTCTCTCTTCCAGTTGGAAGGAGGGTATGCGTAATATGACGTAGGGACCACTCCTGCGTGGTGTGACAAGACGTAGTCTAGCATAGCATCGGTTCCTAGGAATCGATACTTATCTAGCTGCGTCGCTGCTGCTTCCGCAACAGCCCCTGGGCCATGATGTGGGTTCAGAGAATCCGGATTAACGGAAAACTCTGCTAACCACTCGCGCATGATGAGATTCATCTCGCGCACAATAGCCGGAGGGTAAGTCTGCGTCTGCAGGATGCTTTCCAATTCTACATACTCAGGCTCCAGGTCGACCGGTAGGTCGCGCAGGGAGACATGAGTAAGGAACGATAAGAATTGGTAGCAAGGGGTGAAAGCCTCGGCGGACGGATTTGACAGGAATTCTGTCAAAGCAAGTCGTATCGGAGCGAGGAAGCGACCCGTAAACGGGTACTTCTCAGCCAGCTGGCGTTTAAACCAGCTGTATGTTGTAGGCTCAGAGACATGTCTCAAGAGCGTTACAGCATCCGATAAAAACTCGCCCACATCTAGAACGTCCAGTGTGCACGCAAAGCGTGCCCACGCGACCAATTCGCGATGTGGACCGATGCCACCGAACCGAGTTGACATGTCAATGAGGTGGAGCGCGCACAACACAATAGCTTCCGTGTATGTGTCGCGATCCCCTTCTGACAGGGAGTTACCCCGCCAGCTCACTGACGTGCACCTTAGCTGAGCTAAGATGTCTTCCCATGTACTTAGTACTGGGCGAAGTGAGTCCACGGTACGTCACTCCTCGCATGTAGAGGTGACCGTTGTCGTAGTCTCGCGGAGATCCGAATAGGATCCGTCTTTCAGCTGTACGTGAATTACGTACTCAGACACAACAGTCTGAGTCGTACTTTCAAGTTCGGCTGACGCAAGACTCAACTCGGGAGACCGTGTTGTTTGGAAGCCCGTGATCGACACAATCAATAGCATTACTGCTATAGAGAGTGTCGTCGGGTTAAGCCAACTTAGTTGCATGGATCGAATCCTTGCAATCATAGTTAGTCTTTCCGCACAACACCATGGAGGAGGTCGTTGATGCCGTTGGTGGCAGTTGCCTCACCCTGCCTGAACGCAAGCGCAACCGCGCGAGCAATCAGGGCCTGAACGTCCGACGCCGTAATGGCATCGCACGTCGGGAGGGAAAGGGTGACTGCACACCGCACCGGCATGAGCTTCGGACCCGTCGCGTCGAGTGGATCACTCCACACTTCGCGGACCTCAAGGATCGTGTCTGTCCCGCGCCGATTGGCGAGGAAAGCAGTAGGATCGATTGAGGTGCCAGCGTACACGTTCGGCTTGCTCGACTGAGCAATGCGAATCGTGGACAGCTGGGAGTACGGGCTCGTCACATCCGCCATCACAACGCGGCCAGGCTCATCTTCCAAGATGCGAAAATCTGCATCGAAGTTGAGGGGCCCGACCGGGAAGGTCAGAGCGGATAGACCATCGATGGGCGTACCGTTGGGTCCGTGGCTAATTGCCATGGTACCCTCCTTCCTGCCGGTTTAAACGCCGGCCTATGCTACCTCACAGTAGCAGTGAGAGACTCTCGCCTGGCAATGTAGCGACGCTACATTCGTCCAAGGACAAGAGCCGAGGACTCGAGCAGATGTTTCTCTGCTCGGGACTCCGCCGAAAGAGAGACGGGAGGGAGAGGTAACTCCCTACTGATCCAACGAGTGTAGTACGAAAACCGTACTGTACCCGTCGCTCCTCTGAGAGGAGCAATTGAGTTGATGTCCCGCCCTACTTCCCACTTCTCGGACATGATGCAATATTGAATCGGAAAGTACCACTTCTGATTCATATAGTCATCAACGCCCTCGAGGAAGTCGCCGACTTGGACAAACCAGTCTGCGACAAAGGAGTAAGGCAATACATCCCAGAGATTTACCATCTCGGGATATATGCCCCACCGCTTCATTCCTCCGATCATCATCTGGATTCCTCCAGTGACACCGGTAGGATACGTATCGCACTGGACCGTCAATACGGCCGTGTGCGTAGCGTATGAAGCAGTAGGGTCGGACAACGGAGTTACCTTTCGAGAATGTAGTCGCTGCTTGCCTGCCCACGACGCTGCGCGTCGTGCGCCGTCAAGCAGGCGCTTAACGTCTGAGACGTTAGGCTTTACGACATACTTCTCGAAAAGGTACGCAGATGCTCCCGGCTTCAAGGCGTCAGGAATGTGTTTCCACTTCCCGTTACCTTGGTAGAACCTCTTGGATATGGCGGCGGAACGCCGCCAACCCTCGAGGTTAACTACATTCTTCCACAATTTGCGGAAGTTCCGGAGGTCATCTACGTCGAGGATGAGAAGCAATAGATTCTCATCCACGAACTTCAATTGAGCCGAACACTCAAGACCGAGGTTGCCAAAGTCGGTAGGATGCTCATCCAAATGGAGAGAAATCCGCCCTAATTTGGCCTGTATACGAGAAGAAATCTCGTCTACAACGGCTTCAGTGTTCGGCGTCGTCTTGAGTTCGAACGCCATCTCGGAGTGGAGAGTTCCACCCGACTCGGTGATCGAATCCAAGTACGACTGCTGTTGCGCTGGCGTGTATGTTCCCGTAGTGCTGAGGATAGGAAAGTACCGGAACTGGTATGTCCCGGATACTGCTTTCCGATATCCCCGGCGAATCGTGGAAGATACGCCACCAGGCGCAACCTGCTTTCCCGAGAGCTCTTCATACACCGCACCGCGAATAAGCTCGGAAACAAGAATCATCTTGTTCCCGGCGAATTTGCAGTAGGTTGTAAGAAGAGACGGTTCTACACGACGGAGTGTTCCGTTGTATAGATACCGACGAACAGGTGTGGACAACTTATACACGACGCTTTCATCGCCCCAAGGTACGGGCTCTGAAACCTGACACAATCTCTTGAGTCGGGTGTCGTAGTACTCGTTGTAGCCAGACACTGATTCGAACTCGAGGAAAGTAGAGCGCGGGAGTCGTATGGTCCCCGTAGCATTGAGGTGCGACACCTCTTTGTCACGACGGGACCCGACGACTTTTTCACCATAGATAGGACGATTACCTAATCGCCTCTCTGTGATGAGAACCGGTTGCATACTCACCGCCCCGATTGGAACATCCAATCGGTAGGGACCGTCATACCCATACTCACCAGAGTAATTAGGTATGATCGATCCCGGCGTGAATGCAAACCACGGTCCGCTGCCAGCATCAAAAAACTCAAATCGGATCATTTTGTCACCTCCCTTCGGTGGTGCAGGGTTGACCCTGCGAG